CGCCAGAATAATCCAGGGCAAAACAATAGAACAAGAAACGCTTAATCTAAAAGATGCTAAAGACTAACGCCAGCAAGCAAGCATGCATGCGTGCATATATTAGCAATGAATTAAAAGGTTGTGCGTTATTGCATGGACTCACGCGTTCACGCGTTCATGCATGGCTTAACAGCAACGCATACAGCGATAGTAAACACTTACTTACATAATGTTAGTTAGTACTTACTATCATTTAGACCCCCTGTCTTGCGTGAGCGGCGGGGTACAGTACATGGAACTGTTGCGATAATTTTTTGTAGGTAATTTTAATGAAATATAAACCAGAAGAAGAAAAACTATTAATGACTGAGCTTTGGTCACCAGTAATCAAAGACAATCCATTAAACTTCGTCAAATTCGCCTTCCCATGGGGAATGAAGGACACCCCCCTCGAAGACTTTAAAGGACCAAGGAAGTGGCAAGAAAAAATTTTGAGAGAAATGACAATACACATTCAACGTAATGGTGTTAAAGATTTACCAGAGATGTTTAGAATGGCAGTTGCTTCAGGTCGTGGTATTGGTAAATCAGCTTTGGTTGCTTGGATTATTCTTTGGATGTTATCAACAAGGTTAGGATCAACAATAATTGTTACTGCTAACACCGAACAACAGTTAAGAAGTAGAACATGGGCAGAGCTAGGTAAATGGCTCACGCTATCTATTAATTCTCATTGGTGGTCAAAGACCGCTACAACCATAAAACCAGCACCATGGTTTGATGAGGCTTTAGAGCGAGACTTAAAAATAGATACTGGTTATTATTATGCCCAAGCACAGTTATGGAGCGAGGAAAACCCAGATGCGTTTGCAGGCATCCATTCATCATACGGCGTATGCCTGATTATGGATGAAGCATCAGGTATTCCTTCTCCTATTTATTCAGTCAGCGAGGGTTTCTTCTCCGAACCCACGCCTAACCGTTTTTGGTTTACTTTCTCCAACCCACGCAGGAATCAAGGGCCTTTCTACGATTCCTTCCACAGCGCAAAACCATTCTGGAAGAACGAGCAAATAGACTCACGCACGGTTGAAGGCACGGACAAGGAACTCTTCAACAAGATGATTGAGCAGTACGGCGAAGATTCTACCGTTGCGCGCGTGGAGGTGATGGGCGAGTTCCCATCCGCGGATGATGATACTGTTATACCAATGGAACTAATTAAAAGCGCAGTCGATAGAGATGTCTCCCTTGCCGCAAGCGAGCCTATCGTTTGGGGTGTTGATGTTGCTAGGTTTGGTGGAGATAGCTCAGCCCTATGCGTGCGTCAAGGAAACCATGTGATTGAAATACAATCATTTGCTTCTATGGATTTGATGCAGTTTTGTGGCGTGATAAAAAATCGTTATGACGACTGCACCGCAATCGAGCGACCACAAGAAATATTGGTTGATGTAATTGGTTTAGGCGCAGGCGTAGTCGATAGACTGGCCGAGCAGAACTTACCTGTGCGTGGCGTAAATGTTGCCGAAGCACCTGCTACGAAAAAAAATTATTTAAACTTGCGTGCGGAGTTGTGGTTTGCTATTAAGGATTGGTTAGCACATAGAGATTGTAGATTACCAGATGATAGTGAGTTAGAAGCTGAATTAGCTTCCCCCTTATATAAATATACTTCTAGTGGTAAAATAAAAATAGAAAGTAAAGACGAGATGCGCAAAAGAGGTATTAAGTCTCCAGATAAAGCAGATGCGCTTGCATTAACAATGGCAAGTTCAGCTGCAAGTTTTAGTGGAAGTGGTAGTCAATTCGGCTATAATTTCAGACAACCTCTTAAATCAAGAATAATTAGAGTAGGATAAATGGATTATAAAATTGAAGATTTGATAAAAATGATGAACATACAAAATATGGGAACATTATATCAAAACAAAGATTTGCCTTTTGTAGACAGAGTTATTAATCCACAAGATTATCCAACCCCAAGTATTTTAGATGAAGGTGGTAGGATGCAAACACACTTTATGTCTGCTACGCCAGATAGAGAAGGTAATTGGTTTGCTTATCCAAACATAATTTTTGAAGATGGTAATTATAAAAAGTTAGACCTAAATGAAGATCAAGCTTTAGAATATGCAAAGAAATCTGGCAACATTATTTCTTTTGGTAAAAATAAAAACGCTGCAATAAATTTTTCAAAAAATTATAAACCAGAAGAGTTTAAAGAATATTACAAAGGACTTTTACAGGAATAAAGTATGGCAAAGAAATATAAAGAAGAAGAAATCATGGCCGCAGTACAAGAAGAAGGCGATATGAACGACCTAGTAGGCGTGATTAAATCCGAGATGGATGATGCCAAAGATTTCATACATCAAGTAGGCGCAGAAAGAGCTGAATCAACAGAATACTACCTTGGTACAGAGCCAGAAGGAACTAGCTCATTACAATCAGAGTTTGTATCTACAGATGTGCGAGAAAGTGTTTTGTTTATGTTGCCATCAATCATGCGTACTTTCTTTGGTACTAAGAAGATTGTAGAGTTTGTACCTAAAGGACCAGAAGATATCCAATTAGCAGAACAACAAACAGATTATATTAATTATTTAATCAGAGAAAAGAATCCTGGCTTCCAAGTTTTATATGATGTGTTCAAAGATGCGTTAGTAAGAAAAACTGGTTTTATTAAGGTTTTTTGGGATGACAGCGTAACTGCATCCACGCACGAATACACGAATATAGATCCACAATCCTACCAAGCATTAATCCTTGATAAGAATGTAGAAGTCGTAGAAGAATCAGTCACCAACGAAACCATTATTACTTTTGACCCTGTAAGCCAACAAGAGGTTACTCAAGAAATACCAGCAAGCTATGACCTAACCATTAGAAGATTAAAACCAAAAGACCAAGTATGTATTGAATCTGTACCACCAGAAGAAATATTAATTTCAAGACACGCACGCGACATAGAAACTGCTTCTTACGTTGCTCATAGAATGATTAAGTCCGTGTCCGACCTAGTAGCTATGGGTTACGACCAAGAAGAGATAGAGCAGTATGCAGGTTATGGCGGTAGTGCGTTAGATCCAGAAAGCTACGAAGAACAAGAAGCAAGAAACCCATTTGACAACATGGTATACCCAGATAGAAACGATGCTGGTGGTAAAGATGTTTTATACGTTGAGCATTACCTATACTATGACTTTGACGGTGATGGTATTGATGAGCGAATCAGAGTTTGCACAGCAGGTAACGGTTTAGAAGTTCTCAATGTAGAGCCGTGGGATGAACTACCAATATGTATGTTCTGTCCTGACCCAGAACCACACACAGCTATTGGCTCATGCCCTGCTGATTACTTAAAACCAATCCAAGCGGCTAAATCACAAATTATGCGTGATACTTTGGATTCACTAGGTCATTCTATTTTCCCAAGAATGGGAGTTGTTGAGGGTCAAGTAAATATAGACGATGTACTTAATACTGATATTGGTCAGCCAATAAGAATGAGAGCGCCAGGAATGGTACAACCATTTGCTGTACCTTTTGTTGGTAAAGAAGCTTTCCCAGTCCTAGGATATTTAGACGAAGCTAAAGAAAACAGAACTGGCGTATCTAAAGCAAGTGCAGGACTTAACGCAGAAGCCTTACAGTCTACAACCTCCGCAGCCGTAACTGCTACTATGAGTGGTGCGCAAGGCAGAATAGAACTTATATGCAGACATTTTGCTGAAGGTGGCTTAAAAGCTATGTTTAAAACAGTAAATAACTTGGTAATCAAGCACCAAAATGCACAAGATGTCTTTAGATTAAACGGTAAATTTATACCTGTAGATCCAAGATATTGGGATTCAGACAAAGATATGGTAGTCAATGTAGCTATATCTAAATCATCTGACCAAGAAAAGTTCCAAGTTTTAACTCAAGTTGCAGGAAAACAAGAACAAATATTACAATTATTAGGGCCACAGAATCCTCTAGTGTCAATGCAACAATATGCTAATACTTTGACTAGAATGATCGAGCTAGCAGGCTTCCAAGATGCACAATCCTTTATAAATACAGAAGTTCCGCCTATGCCTCCACAACCGCAACAGCCTCCACAACCAGACCCAGCTGCTTTATTAGCACAGGCTGAAGCTCAAAAGGCACAGGTACAAGCTCAGAAAGCTATCATTGATGCAGAGACAGATAGAATGAAAATTATCATGGATGATGATAGACAAAGAGATATCGAAGAGGCACAACTTAGGATTAAAGCTTTAGAGCTACAGGCTAAGTATGGTGCGCAAATAAACATTGCAGAAATTAATGCTATTATGGAGCGAGACAGAGAAAATATTAGACAAAATGCAAAAGATCAAGCTCAAGGATTATTTACAGGCAATGTACCACCAACACAAAATATTTAATTTAGAAGTATTGGAAGGCGATATGGTTTACGTTGGTAAAGATATAAAAGCAAAAACTAAAGATGACGCATTAAGAATTATGTCGCTTATGTCTGGTGGTGAAGTTAATTCAGATTCGGAAATTATATTTATTGAACAGAAGGAGTTGCACTAATGAAATACATAAGAAAGTTTTGGGTATGGTTAAAAGAAACGATACATAAATTTTTAAACTGGTTTGATAGTTTTATGACACCAGCACCAGTTGTTAAAAAAAGAGGTAGACCAAGGAAGAAAAAATAATGAGTATTACATATAGAGGCGAAAGGTTTAGCGGTTACAACAAACCAAAACGAACACCAGGCAAATCTAAAAAGTTTGCTGTTTTAGCTAAAAAAGATGACCAAGTAAAACTTGTTAGATTTGGTGATCCTAAAATGACAATCAAAAAAGACCAACCAGCTAGACGTAAATCTTTTCGCGCTAGACATAAGTGTGATACCAATCCCCCAGATAAATTATCAGCTAGATATTGGAGTTGTAAAAAATGGTAGCAAAAAAGAAAGGACCAGTTCCAACAAACCCAGCCCTATACGCAAGCGTGAAAGCTGCCGCTAAAAGAAAGTTTGATGTATACCCTAGCGCGTATGCTAATGCATGGCTGGTTAGAGAATACAAAAAGAAAGGCGGCAAATATAAAAATGCCTAGAGATACTGATGGCTTAGCTAAATGGTTTAAAGAGAACTGGGTTGACATAGGTTCTAAAAAAAAAGATGGAAGCTATGAAAAATGCGGTAGAAAATCTGCCAAAGGATCTAAAAGAAAATATCCTAAATGCGTGCCAGCTTCAAAAGCTAAAAGAATGACTGCTTCACAAAAGAAAAGTGCAGTTACAAGAAAACGAGCAAAGCCACAAGGCGTAGGTGGCAAACCCACCAATGTTAAAACCATAATTAAAAAGAAGTGAGATTATTAAAAGATTTATTAGAAAAATATTTAGAATGGTCTTTACAAAAAAAGGCTGATAAAATGTTTTTAAAAGCAAAACAAGGAGAATAATTATGCCAGGATATGGATATGGTAAACCAGCAATGAAACCTAAAAAGAAAAAAACAAAACCTAAGAAAAAAGGAAAGTAATATGCCTTTTAGTAAATACTCACCAAAACAAAAGAAATTAGCTGCGGTAGCTAAACCACGAAAAAAGATTACTGCTGCTGATTTTAAAAAGTTAAAAAAGAAAAAGAAATGAAAGTAAAAGCACCTAAAGGTTATCACTTTATGAAAGATGGCAAGACCTATAAGCTTATGAAACATACTGGTAAGTTTGTAAAACACAAAGGTGCTTCACTTACAGCAGAACTTCCTGTAATTAAAAAACATAAATGAAACCACAATCTGCCAAAGCTAAAGGCAGAGCTTTACAACAATGGGTTGTAGATAAGCTCGTTGAGTTACTTGGCTTTGACCCAGAAGATTTAGAATCAAGACCCATGGGTTCTAATGGTGAAGATATTATTATGGGTGTTCAATCAAGAAAACAATTCCCTTACTCAGTAGAGTGCAAAAACCAAGAATCAGTTAATGTATGGAAAGCATACGAACAATCGCAAGAAAACTGTAAAGCTTACGAACCTTTGGTTATAATAAAGAGAAATAGAACAAAGCCTCTCGCATTAGTCGATGCTGAATACTTTATAAGGTTACATAATGATAGACAAGCTAATACAACCAGTAACGAAGATTCTTGATAAGTTCATACCAGACGCAGATACAAAACAACAGATAGCGTATGAACTTGCAACCATGTCGCAAAAGCACATCCATGAGATTGCTAAAGCACAAATAGAAGTCAATAAAGAAGAAGCCAAAGGTAGTTGGTTTCAATCATCATGGAGGCCAGCAACAGCATGGGTATGTGTTGCAGGTTTTGCAGTAAACTTTTTAATTAGTCCTTTATTAGCACCATTTGGTATTGATGTACCACAAGCAGATACATCTACTATGCTACCTGTTTTAATGGGTATGCTTGGTCTTGGCGGTATGAGGTCTTTTGAGCGAATAAAAGGCGTAGGCAAATGAGTGAACTAGCTAAGGTTGATGATAAGTCAAGTTTAAATATATCACTAAGTTATCTTTTACAAATCATAGGTGTTATAGCTGTAGCTGTTTGGGGTTATGCTTATACTACTGAAAAAATAGATTTGAATGAAAGAGAGATACAAAATCTAAGAGCCAATCAAAACAAATACATATTCCCTGATATAAGAGTATTAGAAGAACAGGTGATAAAATTAGAAAAAGAAGTTATTATTTTAAGAACAGAATTAGAAGCATATAAAAAACAAAATGCAAACAATAAATAAAAATTGGGAAAATTTCAGCATAGAAGAGTTCGCTTGTAAGCATTGTGGTGAAAATAAGATTGAACACGAACTAATAGATAAGTTACAATTACTAAGAAGCGATGTAGGCTTTCCATTTAAAATAACAAGTGGATACAGATGTGCAGATCATCCGATAGAAAAAGTCAAATCTGAACCAGGCACGCACGCATTAGGATTGGCTGCTGACGTATTTCTAAGAGGCAAGCAAGCACTAGAAGTAATATCAAAAGCAACTGATTATGGATTTACAGGCATAGGAATTAACCAAAAAGGCAATGCAAGATTTATACATTTGGACATATCAAAAGACGCACAAGGTAGACCACGACCTCATGTGTGGAGCTACTAAATGGAAATAACTTCTATATTATTGTGGAATATTATAATGACCTTGGTATTTGGTCCTATTATCTATAGCAATCGTTCTAACGCGACAGAAATCAAAAGAGTTGATATACTACTCAATAAGACCAGAGAAGAGGTTGCTATTCGATTCGTTACCAAAGAAGAATTAATAATGAATATGGATAGGGTTATAGAGCGCATAGATAAGCTAGACGCAAAAATAGATAAATTAATAACACAGTAATATGGCACAAAAACTAGAAGATTTATTAGATATAGTAGGTTCACAATCCTTGGAAAATCCAGTTACTGGAATGGGTATAAATTTTACAGGATTTCCTAATGCTGGTTATTTACAAAATTTAGCTAACTTACTTCAACAACAACAACAACAAGGACCACAACTAGGTCCAGATGAATTCGGTAGTTATGTCATACCACCTTCAGATCCTACATATAGAACTGGTTTTGATTATGCTCGTTCTATAGCAGGTGGCATACCAATGTCACAAGTTATTGCGCCAGGCGTAAGTTATTCTCCAGAACAACCAATGGGTTATACACAAGAACAATTAAATACAGCTGTTGGTACAACGCCTGTAGAGACACCACAAGGAACACCAAGTCCTTATGGAGTGTTTGCTGATGATCCAAGATATTTTGGCACAGGTATTGGTGGTGTAACAATATTTGACGATAAAGACCCAAAAGCAATACCACATAGAGATATCATTACAGGTAAAATTATAGGTGGGACTCCTAGAAATAATTTACAAGATATAGGTAAATTATTTGACCTTGATTTATTACCTGACTTTTCACAATTTGTAACAAAAGAAGATATCCCATCTTTTATACCAGAAGTGCCTACAGGTAGTGATTTCTCTGTAGATAGAGACGTTTTGGACAGACCTATGATATCTGGTTTAGAGAACAGAGATTTAATGGATGTTGATAAGCTAATACCACCAAAAATAAACGACCAAATTTTTATTGATGACAGACCAATAATTGATGAAAGAATAGTAGACCGTGGTTATGGACCAGGTATTATGCCTCCATTACCTCCAATAGATATTGATAAATTAATACCACCAGTGGATTTACCTCCAATAAATATAATGGATTTACCTCCAGTAAACATACCATCAAGGATTCCAGTAGATTTACCTCCATTAGATTTACCTATTGTGCGACCTCCAACAATAATGGATAAACCAAGAATAATGGATAAACCAAGAATAATGGATAGGCAAACTATAATGGATGAACTAACAGGCGGTAGATTTTCTATAAATCGACAACTACCAATGGGATTATTTTAATGTCAGTATCACACGAAGAAGTGGTTAAAGCCGCACAAGCAGAACAAATATTAACCTCAGAAGTTTTTAAAGAGGCGGTAGAAAATCTTAAAAACGAATACATTACTCATTGGTTAAACTCAAGAGAGATAGATGATGTTAATGCTAGAGAAGATATCCACAGATCATTATTACTATTACCAGAGGTTGAAAGACATCTGCGTATCATTGCAGAGAAAGGTAAACTCACACAAGCTAATATAAACAAAATTAGAAATATTGGTTAAACCTTCCCTTTTTACACATTATTAAGCTAAAATACTCTTAAATACATAAGGAGTATTTATTATGGCAATAACGGATAAACCGACTGCTTTACAAACTGATAAGGAAGTTACTACTTCGATGTTTGAAAGTTTCTTAACCCCTGAAGAGGATAAGGTTGAGGATGCAGTCACAGAAACAGAAGAAGTAACACAAGAAGAAGTTATCGAAGATGATTCTGAATTTGTTGATGAAGAAATTGATCAAGAAATTTCAGATGAATTAGAAGATGACTATGAAGAAGAACTGGATGAAGAACAAACAGATGTTGAAGAGGAAGCTCCGCAACTTCAAACATTTACTGTAAAGGTAGATGGCCAAGAGGTAGAAGTCACGCAAGAGGAACTCGTCAATGGATATTCTCGTCAGCAAGATTATACGCGTAAAACACAAGAACTCTCTCAACAGCGTAAGACTATTGAGCAGCAGCAAGCAGAGTTAGCGCAAAGAGATGCGATTTATTCGCAGTTGTTACCGAAGATGGAAGCCCAATTAAAGGGCGAACTGGCTAACGAACCAGACTGGAACACTTTGTACGAAGATGATCCTGTTGGGTATGTTCGCGAAAAACAGCTTTGGGATGAAAAGAAAGATAAGCTTAGTGCTGTAAGTGCTGAACAACAAAGGCTTCAACAAGAAGCAATGGTTAAACAGCAACAACAACTTCAACAGTTTGTTGAATACGGCAATCAAAAGCTTCTTGAAATTATTCCAGAATGGCAAAACCCAGAGGTTGCTGCTAAGGAAAAAGCTGCTATAAGCGAATATGCTGTAAATTTTTTGGAGTACACTCCAGAAGAAATACAACAGGTTTATGATTATCGTGCTTTGCTTGGTTTAAGAAATGCTTGGTTAAACTCTAAAACAGTTGAAGCCACAAAGAAAAAACCAACACAAAAAGCACCAGCAAGAGTGGCTAGACCTGGTACTACTAACCGACCTAAATCGGCAGCGCCTGTGAAGAAAGCAAAACAAAGGTTAGCTAAGTCTGGAAAAGTCCAAGACGCAGCTAAAGTTTTTGAACAATTAATTTAATTTTATAAAGGAATATAAAAATGGCAAAGGTAACTAACGCATTTGACACATATTCGGCAACAGCTGACAGAGAAGATTTAAGTAATATTATTTACAACATCTCTCCAATGCAAACTCCGTTTATGTCATCAATCGGAAAAAGAAATATTAAAAACGTAGTGTTTGATTGGCAGACAGAAGTCTTACCTACTCCAAGTGCTGCTGGACAGTTAGAAGGTTTTGAATTATCAAGATCTACTGCTACAGCGACAACTAGAGTAAGTAACGTTGCGATGATTTCAAAAAGAGACGCAACTGTAACTGGCTCACAGGATGCTTCAGACCCAGCTGGTAAGAGATCAGAAATGGCTCACCAACTAGCTATTATGGCTAAAGCATTGAAAAGAGACATGGAAGAAGCTCTATGTCAAAACGGTGCTAAAACAACTGGTGACGCTACAACAGCTAGGGTAACTGGTGGTTTTGAATCATGGCTAACATCTAACGTATCCAGAGGTTCTGGTGGTTCAGGTGCTGGTGGTGGTGCTGCTCCAGTTGACGGAACAGACAGAGACTTAACAGAAGACCTTTTAAAAGGTGTTTTACAAACTATGTTTGGTAACGGAGCTGAGCCTTCAATGGCTATATGTGGTCCACACAACAAGCAAGTAATATCTACTTTCACAGGTAGAACTCAGGCTAGACAAATGATTGATGCAAATACTGTAGAAGCTTCAGTATCTGTTTACTCATCTGACTTTGGTGAACTAAAAATCGTTCCATCAAACAGATCAAGAGAAGCATCATTATTATTGGTAGATCCAGAGTTTGCTAAAGTATCTTACTTAAGAGACTTTAAAACTGTTGATATTGCTACAATAGGCGATGCTGAAACAAAAATGATTGTTGTTGAGTACGGGTTAGAAGTATCTAACGAAGCTGCTCACGGAATCGTTGCTGACTTAAACGAATCATAAGTTTAGTCAATTAGCTTAAAGGGATGTTTCGGCATCCCTTTTTTTTGTGCTAAAATCTATACATGGCAAAGACAACATTAATAGATCATAAGAAAGGTTTTAAGTCTGTATTCGCAACAGAAGATGATAAAGTTGTTTATCACACAAAACAGGATATACAGCCAACTTTAGATTATGTAAAAAATCTATCTGAATATGCACCTGGTAAAGATTTTCGCCATGTAGCAGAAATACCAATGGTGGTATATCAAAGAGCAGTCCGAGAGGGATGGTCGCAAGATTCTGCACAATGGAAGAAATGGCTAAACCATTCAGATAACAAACCATTTAGAACATGGAAAGGTAAAGTATGACATACGATGAATTAAAAACTAATATTGCAAATTTCTTAAACAGGTCAGATTTAACAGACCAGTTAGACTTTTTTATAGATGCAACAGAATCAGAATTTAACAGAAGATTAAGAAATAAAGATATGGTAAAGCGTGCAACTGCTACAGCAGATGCACAATACATGAGCTTACCAACAGATTGGTTAGAAGCTATTAATGTAGAAATAACATCAAATGACTTTAGACCATTATTTCAACAGTCTTTAGAATCACTAGATGTATATAGAAAAGCCAATAACAATGTTACTGGTCAACCAATTTATTATGCAATTGTAGATAATTCATTAGAGTTAGCACCTACCCCTGATGCAAGTTATACGCTACAATTAACATACTATGGCACTATAGATGCTTTAAGCAGTTCTAATACAACGAACTTTATATCCACAGGATATCCAGATGCTTATCTATATGGTGCTTTAAAACACGCTTCTATCTATCTAATGGAAGATGAAAGAGTGCCGTTATTTACAGCACAATTTGAAAAAGCATTAGAAGAGATGAGAATGGAACAAGAGAAGGCAGAATTTGGCAAAGGATCTCTAATGCAAAGAAGAAGAACTTATGGCAAGTCTGGTAAAAACATTTATTATTGGAATAATAATTAGGAGACAATATGGCTGGATTTAGTGATTATTTAGAAGATAAAGTATTAGACCATGTATTTGGTGGTAATGCTTATACAGCGCCAGGAACATTATATGTTGCTTTATATACTGTAGCACCTACAGACACAGGTGGCGGTACTGAAGTATCAGGCGGAGCTTACGCAAGACAAACTGCTGCATTTACCGTATCTGGTACAGACCCCACCACAGCAACCAACTCAGCTGCGGTTGAATATCCAACAGCTACAGCAGACTATGGAACTGTGGTTGCAGTAGGTATATTTGATGCTTCATCAAGCGGTAATCTAATGGCTTATGCAAACTTGACAGCTTCTAAAACTGTAAG